CCACAGCCAACGCCTACACCGCAACCACAGCCAACGCCTACACCGCAACCACAGCCAACTCCGACACTGGAGACAACACCATCTCATGATGATGGCGGAGAATTGGAAACATTGAGAAATCAGATTGCACAGCTTCAGAAAGAAAATGTGCAGAAAGATATTCGTGCGTATGCAGCTGAAAAAGGATTAACAGGAGAACAGGCAGAAAGCGTGCTCGCAGGATTTCAGACAGATTTAGAAGCTGCTAAGAAAGCGATTGACTCTATCGCACAGATTATTTCCGATAAAGAAACCGCAGCAGCCACAGCGAAAGAACAAGAGCTATTAAAAGGTACTCCGAATCCAGGTGGTGGAACTGGCGGTAATCCAGGCGATGATAAGCCGGAAGATGTGAAGAATGCGGAAAGCATCTCTTTTGGAAACAAAGCGGACGAACAGTCCATGAAAGATTATTACGTTTTGAAATAGGAGGTTAAAAGACTATGGGAAAGCCTATCGTACATGAGTATGGACAAAGTAAAGGTATTTTGAAGTTTTTCCCTTATGAGGGCGCAGCGTGTGTTGTTCCTCAGACAATGAAATCTTCACCGGATGAAAACGGTTTGAAAATTGTTCCGGCTGGAACGCCATTTCCGGCAAATGATAACAGTTGCCTTGGCTATCTTCTGCATGATGTTGACGTAACACAGGGAGATGCACCCGGAACATATGTTTATCAAGGAACAATCGACTGGAAAAAAGTAGAATCACTATCAATCGCAGATGCAGCTAGAAAAGTAACACCGAGAGTTACATTTTACGGCGCACCGGCGATCTCGGAGTAAAAGGAGGAATAAAAAATGGCATTACCATTGAGAGAAGCGTTTACCGCTAGAGCTTTAGGAGTCCTGTGGAATGATTATAAGGCAAAGCTCGGTACGGGACCGTATAGTGGAAGAATGAAGTTTGGAACGGTGAAACAGGACAGCCTTGATTTGAAGTTTATTAAAGGAAAGAACGGTCTCCCGGTATCTTTGAAAGCATCAAATTTTGACGCGCAAGCACCATTAAGGGATGTTGGTGGATTTTCCGATATTCAGAATGAAATGCCTTTTTACCGTGAAAGTTACATGGTAACAGAGAAAGAAGAACAGGAATATGCAAATTATCAGTCTGCGGAAAATTCCAACATGGCAAATCAGGTTTTACAAGAAATTGCTAAAAAGCCTTTTTCTCTGATTCAAGGCGCTTTGGTTGTACCAGAACGTCAGATTTGGGAACTTTTGGCACCGGAAGATGGTGTTCCGAAAGTAACCGTAAATATCGAAGGAAAGAAATATGTTGTTGAATATACAACAGATAGTGGAGCGGCGCATAAGAAAGATCACTTTGTTGAGATTTCCGGCGATGAAGATAAGTGGAATGCTTCGGCAACTGCAACGCCACTTGACGATTTGATTCAAGCAAGACGTGATTTTGCGAAGAAAACCGGATACTCTTTGACAAGATTTTCCATGAATACAGAGACATTTGAAATGATTCTGAAAGCAGAAGATACAAAGAAGCAGGTACTTGGAATCACTGCATACAATGGCGGTATCAGAGTGAGACAGGCTGATGTACTTTCTTACTTAAGAGAGTACGGAATTGAGATCGAAGTATACGACAAAGTATACATTGATGAAGAAGGAAATACAAAGTATTTCATTCCAACAAACATTGTTTCTGCTCAATCTGCCGGAGTATATCTTGGTGATTATACATTTGGTAGAACACCGGAAGAGAGAAGTGGAAGTTTGACAGATGGAAATCTTTCTCTCGTAGAAACAGGTATTTCAGTATATTCATATACCACAAATCATCCAATTAACACACATTGTGTAGTTTCCATGATTGGACTTCCTACTTTTGAGGGTATGGACAGCGTTGTTGTTATGAAGGTTGCGTAAGGAGTGGTTACATGATTGCTACACACAATATCAAGATAGGTGGACGTTGGTATAAAGCCGGGGAAGAAATCAATTCCTCGGCTGATTTTATGAATACGCCAGAGATTCCAGAATATGGAGAGAAGAAGTTTACTAAAACAGAGATTTATCAAATGCCCGTAAAAGAACTTCGGGAGCTTGCTACCGAGTATGGGATTGACGGTGCAGAGTATTTGAACGGTTCGGATATTAAGAAACTTCTTATTGATAAGTTAGGACTGTAGGTGAAAAAATATGGCGTACTCAAGATTAGAACAACTTAAAATTCGGTTGAGACAATCTGATGTTTCATGCGAGCAAGAAGATAAGTTCTTAGAACAGCTTCTTTATCAATCAGAACAAGATGTGCGTCTTTACCGAAATTATCCAGACAATTACACAGAGGAGATGATTGAAAAGGATATGAAGAAATTCGACAGTATCATCATAGACTTGGCTTTGTATGATTACAACCAAGAGGGAGGAGAATTTCAGATTTCCTCTTCTGAAAACGGAACTTCAAGGAGTTGGATTGACCGGGATAAAATTCTCGGAAAAGTTACTCCTTTTGTGAACGTGTTATAGAAAGGGTACGGTGATCCAATCATCTCCCGGCTACTGGGTTAAGTGGCAGACGATTGTGCGTACCATAGCGGTGAGTTTACTGTGATGGTGCAGGGATATGGCACTTGGCGGTGGTGGGCGGCTATATAAAAATTCCCGAAAGGAGAAAGAAGAAATGGAATATTTTTTAAATTCCTTCGGTGATATAACAATCGGAAATGTGGCTATTTTGCTGTGCGCAGTAATTTTTCTTTTTGGATGCTATAAGAAAGTGGAAAAATATTTTTCTGAAAAGGCTATAAAGGAAAAAGAGTACGACGAAAGAATTAAAAAAGTGATTAGTCAAGCAGAAAATTATCCGAAATGGCATGAACAAAGCCTTTGTATACAGAAAAAGTTTGGAAATTCTATTGACAATTTAGATAGAAAGATGGATAAATTGCAAAAATCAAATGATGAGGGAATGGCTCTTACTTGGAGATACAGAATTCTTAGATTTGATGATGAAGTTCGGCATGACGATAAGCACACAAAAGAACACTTTGACCAGATACTTGAAGATATTACAAAATATGAGAGGTTTTGCAAGGACAATCCTGATTTTGAAAATAATAAGGCGTCTCTTGCAATAGACAATATCAAAAAAGTGTATAAAAAATGCACAGACGAAGGAACGTTTTTGTAAAGGAGTGATTTTAAATGGAACAGATTGTTATAAACATGACACTTGTTATCGGAATTGTTGGAATTTTCGCTTTCGCAGTTTCAATAATTACGCAAGTTTTTAAAGGAGTATCGGGATTGAAGAAAATTCCGACCGATATTTTGGTTTTTGTATTGTCAATCGGTCTTACGGTTACAGCTTTTATAGCTTATATGCAGTATATACAGCAAACGATTCTGTGGTACATGATTCTAGCAGCAATTCTAGCCGGCCTATTAGTAGCTTTTGTGGCAATGTACGGTTGGGAAAAAGTAGCAGAATTGTGGAAACGATTTTACAGAGTGAATAAGAATGATTTAGAGGATGAGTAATCGTCCTCTTTTTTGTACAGGTGCAAATGCCGGAGAAAGGAGAAAATTATGGAAAATTTAAGAGTAATTGATGTAAGCGAACATCAAGGAACTATTAACTGGGATGCGGTAAAAGGACATATAGATGGGGCAATCTTACGATGCGGATATGGAGATAATATTGCAAGTCAGGACGATAAGCAATGGAAAAGAAATGCAGATGAATGTACAAGACTTGGGATTCCGTTCGGAGTTTATATCTATTCCTACGCGACAAGTGACGCACAGGCGAAAAGCGAAGCGGAACACGTCCTTAGAATGGTAAGCGGATATAAACTTTCGTACCCAATTTATTTGGATTTGGAACAGGCAGGAACGGAAAATGGAGCAATTCAAAGAGCGAATATCTTCGGGGATATCATCGAAAAAGCTGGATACTGGTGCGGAGTTTATGCGAATACAAACTGGTGGACAAACTACCTGGTAGGGTTGGAACGGTTTGTAAAATGGGTAGCACAGTATAATTCGGTTTGCACATATCAAGGAACATACGATATCTGGCAGTATACGTCAGGCGGATCTGTTCCGGGAATTTCCGGAAACGTGGATATGAATCATTGTTATAGAGATTATCCAGCAGAAATTACAGGAGGGGATACAAAACCGACGCCGCCGGCAGTAGCACCATCTGGATCTACGCTTGATCTTGTTGTTGGAGTTATGCAGGGAAAATATGGAGACGGAGACGCTAGAAAAAATGCTCTAGGAAATCGGTATAATGAGGTGCAGAATATGATTAACTATATTGCATCTGCCTCCGTAGATACACTTGTGAAAGAAGTTTATGCGGGAAAATATGGAAATGGAGATACAAGAAAGGCGGCGCTTGGAAACCGGTACAATGAGGTACAAAACAAGATTAATGGTTCCTCCGGCGGCGGTGCAGTATACTACACAGTCCAGTCTGGGGATACGCTTTCTGGAATCGCTGCTAAATACGGTACTAATTATCAGGCAATCGCAAATCTGAACGGTATTCAGAATCCGAACTTAATTTATCCGGGGCAGAAGCTACGCGTAAAATAAGGAGGGTCTCTGTATGCGACTTTTAGAAAAAAACAAGCAGAATTTAAAGTATGCGTTACAAGTCGGAGAAGTTCCAGTTTATGAGAGAGACGAAGACGGAAACATCATATACATTGAGATCGATGGTCAGAAAGTTCCGGTAGAAACAGGAGAGATGGAAATCGGCTATTCAAAACCAGTAGATTTCCGAGGAAATATCGCAATGTCTGGCGGTGAAGCAGAAGCGAAGTCTTTTGGAGTTGATATCAGTGAGTATGACGCTGTTCTTCTTATGGAGAAAGATAGAATACCTATTGATGAAACGTCTCTAATTTGGCATATGAGCGAAGTTAAATATGCAGACGAACAAAATACCATTGTAGATAAAAAGTCGGCTGATTACACCGTTAAACGTGTTCAGCCGAGTCTTAATTTTACAAGGTATCTTCTGAAAAGGGTTGTGAAGTAGCATGGCAAAGAAAGTATTGAAAGCAAATATCTTTTCAATGTCCAGTATTCAAGAATTGCAGAAGCAGTTGAGGGAATATCAAGATTCTCTCAATAAAAAATGTGAAATATTCACAGAGAAATTAGCGAAACGAGGTGTAGAGATTGCGAAAGCAAGGGTTACTACACTTGACGCAATATTTACAGGTGAACTCTTAAACAGCATACACACAAGGAAAGGTAACGGAGATAAAAACACCGTTATCTTTTTTATTGTGGCTGATTCTAAGCACTCGGCATTTGTTGAATTTGGTACTGGTCAACTTGGACTTGAGGGAAGCTACCCATATCCATTCCCGGAGGGCGTGGAGTGGAATTATAACACCGGAAAGACAATTTTTGAGATTGCGCCCGGAAAATACGGATGGTTCTATCCGAAAGATGGAAAATGGTATTTTACGCAAGGTATGCCGTCAAGACCGTTTATGTATGAAACATCATTGGAACTCATGCAAGAGATTCCGCAGATTGCAAAAAAGGTATTTGGAGGGAGGTAATATGCTAGATATGTTGGAATCACAAGTTATCACTCGGATAAAGACGCAGTTTTCTAAAAAACTGAAAGACCGTTATCCAAATTTAAAATTTACAAACTCTGACAGAGCCGATACTGTTCCGAAATTCCCAACCGTGTATATACACGAAATGACGGGAGCGGAAACAGGAGAAGACTTACAAGGAGATACGATCAATGCTGTTTGGTCTTCTTTTCAGATCGAGGTAACAACAAATACCAAGATGAATGATGCGAAAGAAGTGATGAATGAGGTTGTACGAATTATGAAAACAATGAGGTTTCAAGTAATTGCAACACCGGAATTTCAGAACACAGACAGTACATATCGAAGAGTAGCACGTTTTCGGCGAATGATAGCCGATGGCGATATTTTATAAGACCGATCATAAAAAGTGATCGCTTACTGCAAAAAATTAGCGGTGGAAAGGAGAAAAAATATGATTGCAGGAATTTCTACATTAGGAATTACATTTGGTTATGGAGTTGAAACAACTGCCGGACAAAAACCAGCTAAATTTACAAAGCTTAATCGAATTAATTCAATTGGTGGAATCACGATTGAAAATGAGCAGATTGATGCGTCTGCGGTTGAAGATGCTGTTAAACGATATATCCGAGGGGCAGCAGATACGGGAGGTTCATTCCCTGTCGGTGTAAACTTCACAAGTGAAACAAAAGAAGAATGGAAAAAGGTTATCGAAGAATACGCAAAGCTTACAGGTGAAAAAAGAATGTGGTTTCAGACGATTATTCCGGGATTTGATGAATCATTCTTTGTAATCGCACAGCCACCAACAGCACTCCCACAGCCGGAGATTGGTCAGAACGAATTGCTCGTAATGGAAAATAACCTTACTATTGAAGAGTTTAAGGGAATGGACACAAAAGTTGATTTTGAAGTTGTGGGGGGAGCTTAAGCTACTTAGATACAAAAGCCGGTCTAAGTAGCGTTTCTGATGAAATGGCTTATACAGAACTTGAAGAAACATATTAAAATATGAGCGGGGCAGTCTTCGGACTGCCCCCTCTGATTAATCGGAGGGAAAAATATGAAAACAATTCAGATTGGGAATGAACAGTATACGTTAGAATTTAGTTTTGAAGCGGCAGAAAATAAAGCAGTTGTGCAAAGGATGTTTAATGCTTTGTCGATGTCTTATATTGGAAAAAGATTGGATTTAGAAGGTAAAAATAGCAAAGTAGAAATTGCTGCTGCAATGATTGACGGAACAGCAGATTTGATATCTGATATGCCACATATTTGTAAAGATGCTTTTTATGCCGGATTATTGGAACATCATCATGTGACTTTTGATGAATCAAAAAAACTGATGAAACAGTACATGAAAGAGAAAAAAATGTCCTTTAAAGGGCTTTATGAAGAAATAAAAGAAACGATGGAAGAAGATGGTTTTTTCGATTTGACGGGTCTGACGGAGATGGTTGCGGAGATGAACAAGCAGGACGAGGAAGAAGTGAAAAAAGTGCCGAAAACACCACAGGATCACAAGAAAAAATCGACTTCCACAAAATAATATGGGAAGAATACTTTAAAAATGCGTTAAGAATGGGAATTTCTCATGAAAGCTTTTTGCGCCTTACCCCAAAGAAATTAGAAATATATGCAGAAGCATATAAATTGATGTTACGTGATAGGGATTACGAAAATTGGCTCATGGGGCAATACAATATGAAAGCCTTTTCTGTTGTTCTGGATCAAGTATTAGCTGGAATGAATAAAAGAAAATCAAAAGCAAAATATTTCGAAAGTCCTATTTTGGAAATGGCGGAAAAGAATAATGAACCGTTATCCGAAAAAGAGTTGCAATTACAAAGGGAATTATTTGTTGCAAAACTTGAAGCGCTGAAAACAAATTTTGAAATTAATCATAATAAACAGTAGTGTGTCAAAACCTACTGTTTTTTTCTGGATATTGAACGGAGATAGTCACTGACCTAAAAAGTTATAGGAAGGATGTGTGAAATGGGAACTACAGTAGACAGCCTTGAAATACAATTACAGGCGCAAGCTGGAAAAGCGAATAATGCAATTGACACATTGATAACAAAACTAGGGACATTAAACACATCTCTCACGAAAATCAACGGAAGCGGTTTATCTGGGGTAGCAAATGGTGTAGATAAACTAAGCCGTTCTATGCAAGGTTTAAAAAATGTTGGAACAGCAGATTATACAAGATTTGCCAAGGGAATTGAAAAGATTGCAAATTTGAACAGTGGACAGATTTCAAAGGCAGCAAGCGCGATTGTAGGTTTCGGGAAAGGCTTGCAAAGCCTTAACTCAGTGAATGTGTCTAAAACATCTGAGCAAGTTGCAAACTTAGCAAAGGGAATATCGCAACTTGGATATAAAAGCTCTACAAAAGCGATTGAAAACATACCTTTGCTTGCTAAGTCTATGCGACAGTTAATGTCTGAACTATCTAAAGCACCTAAAGTAAGTCAGAACTTGATTGATATGACAAATGCATTGGCAAAATTGGCTCGGACAGGCGCATCTTCCGGTCGTGCGGCGAATGCTCTTAGCGGAAGCCTTAATACTTATACAAAATCTACACATAAGGCAAGTAGAGGAACAAAAGGACTTGCGTCTGCACTTGGAAAGATGTACGCAACGTACTGGCTATTATTCCGATTTGTTGGGAAAATAGGAGATTCCATAACCATTGCATCAGACCTTGTGGAAGTACAGAATGTTGTAGACACTGTATTTGGCGATATGTCAAGCAAAGTGGAAGAGTACGCACAAAACTCCATTAAACAGTTTGGAATGTCTGAATTGTCATTTAAACAGTATGCCAGCCGTTTTCAAGCGATGGGGTCTGCAATGGGAATTGATACAAGTTCCATTGAAAGTGCAAATTCATTTTTGAATAAGGCAACAGGTGGATATGTCGGACTGTCAGACTCTATGGCAGATGTATCCTTGACATTGACTCAATTAACGGCGGATATGGCATCGTTCTACAATGTCAGTCAAAAAGATGTTGCGGAAGATTTGTCCGCTATCTTCACAGGGGAAACAAGACCACTTCGTACGTACGGTTTGGATTTAACACAGGCAACACTTGCAGAGTGGGCGATGAAAAATGGATTGGATGCAAATGTTCAGTCTATGTCACAAGCTGAAAAAACGATGCTGCGTTATCAATACGTGCTTGCCAATACAACATCAGCACAGGGCGATTTTGCACGCACGGCAGGAACATGGGCGAACCAAATTCGTATTTTGCAAGAGCAAATTAAGAAATTTGCTTCCGTCATTGGAACTGGTTTTATCGCAGCGTTTAAACCATTTGTACAAACTTTAAATAAAGTCATGGCGAAAGTCATTGATTTTACACAGAATGTATTAAACGCACTTGGTCAGATTTTCGGGTGGGAATTTGAGATTAGTGGCGGAGGAATAACTGACGATTTAGGAGACGTATCTGGAGATCTAGCGGATTCAGCTGGAAGCGCAGGAGATTTATCTGACAATCTCGGACAAGCTGCTAAAAATGCAAAGAAGCTTCACACTTTAGGGATTGATGAATTGAATATTGTTGAGCCTGATAATGGTACTACTGGTAGTGCTGGAGCTGGTGCATCAGGCGGATCAGGTGGTGCTGGTTCAGGTGAAGTGGGCGGTTTAATTGCCAACTTTAAGCCGAACGATAAGATGTTGGACGCATATAAAAGTAGCATTAAAAGTTTAGAACAGTTAGGCAAATATATAAGCGTCACATTATCAAACACGTTAGAAAAAATTAACTGGGATTCCGTGTATGAAAAAGCAAAAAATTTCGGAACAGGGTTGGCGGATTTTTTGAATGGTTTAATAAAACCTAGACTTTTTTATGATTTAGGGAAAACTGTTGCTAATTCAATCAATACAGCTTTTCAATCTGCAAATGCGTTCGCTGTAGAGTTTGACTGGGAAAATTTAGGGGAATCTATAGCAAAGAGCATAAAAGGATTTTTTGAAAATTGGGATCCTGAAATCGCAGCGGATACATTTAGTAATTTCGCCAACGGAATTTTAGAGTCTTTAACGGAATTTATAAACACTTTACAAGACGATAAAACATTTGAAGATATTGGTCAAAAAATAGTTGATTTTATATGCGGAATAGAGTGGGGAGATTTAGCTTGGAACTTATACAAATTCGGAAAGGCATTAGTTAAAGCTATGGCGAACCTTCCGAATGATTTTGCACGAGGCGCATTGCAATCACTGGTTGATAAAATCTTTAGTGAAGACGCCGAAGTTAAAGTCGGAGACATTGCATTACCCCCAACGAGTCTTTCTGGATTAATGTTGCAATTAGGAAATATTAAGGAATGGGTTGGAGAAACAGCATCATCAATAGGCGAACAATTCAGAAAAGGATGGGATGAAGCAAAAAAATCTTGGGAGAACGGAAGTGGATTTTTTGAAGGATTATGGGAAGGAATAAAAGTAGTATTTTCTCCTGTAACGGAATGGTTTGGCGAAAAGTTTGATAAAGGGTATGAAGGTATTAAAAAAGCTTGGTCATTCATTGAATCTTGGTTCTCAAAAAAATGGGAAGCCATTAAATCTCCTTTTAAAAATGTGGGTCCGTGGTTTAAAACGGCTTTTAAAAACGCATATGATGCCATAAAGAACATTTGGAAGGGGTTAGGAGACTTCTTTAAAGAAATTGCAGAAAACGCATTTAAGCCTATTAAAACACTTGTGAATGGCGTTATAAAAGGTGTGAACTGGGTGCTTAAAAAAGTGGGATCAGACACACGAGTAAGTGAGTGGGATGGAATAAAGTTCGCTAAAGGATCGGATGGAGTTCCGCAAAACACACTTGGAATCGTGAATGACCAAGCAGGATCAACTTACAAAGAGCTTATTATTCCGCCGTCAGGAAAACCGTTTATACCCGATGGGCGAAATGTCATGTTGCCGCTTGAAAAAGGTACAAAAATAATGCCCGCGAATCAAACAAAGGCGTTTATGTCAGGCGCTCCACATTTTAAAGGCGGAATAGGTGAGTTTTTTGAAAACGCATGGAGTTCGGTAAAAAGTTTTACAGGGAATGTGTTGGATTATCTTACAAACCCAGGAGAAATTGTAAAAGTTGCAATCAGCAAGTTTGCAAATATATCAAATTTATTTGAACCGTGGTCGAGTGTGGCAGGTGGAATTATAAACAAGACATTTGATGGAATTGTACAGTATGTAAGCGGAATATTTGATTCAATACAGCCAAAATATAACCCATCAGCCGGAGTTGAACAATGGAGAAACATTGCCACTAAAGCATTGAAAATGACAGGTCAATTTTCAAAATCAAATTTAGACCTTTTGCTTTATCAGATGCAGACGGAATCCGGCGGAAACCCAAAAGCAATTAATAAATGGGATATAAATGCAATCAAAGGAACGCCTTCCAAAGGATTGATGCAGGTAATTGATCCGACTTTTAGAACGTACGCATATCCTGGATATGATAAGGATATTTACGATCCATTGTCAAACATATTAGCATCTATTAGGTATACATTGGCTAGATACGGAAGCTTGTCAAACGGCTGGAAAGGTCATGGATATGCCAACGGAATAGGAAAAATTACATTGGCAGATTTAATACCGAAGTATTCAGTAGGAGGATTCCCGGAAGACGGATTGTTTATGGCAAATCATAACGAGTTGGTAGGGACATTTTCCGATGGAAGAACTGCGGTTGCAAATAATTTGGATATTCAAAAAGGAATTGAAGAAGCGGCATACAGAGGTTTTTCTCGTGCAAATATGGAAAACCGAGAGCAAGAAAACCTATTGAGAGAATTGATACAAGCGGTTAGAGATGGAAAACGAATTGTAGTAGACGGAAGAGAATTAGTGTCGATCACAGATTCGAGACGTGCAAGGAATGGATATTCGTTTACTTAAAAGGAAAAGCGCCTACTTCGGTAGGTACTTTTTTATTAAAAAACAGGAGGTTGAATATGGCATTATCATCGTTTTTGAACGTAAATGGTTATGACTTTCCACCGCCGAGACGCGGGTTTTCATGGACGATAACAACGACAGTAAACGGTGGAAGAAATGAGAACAACGCAGTTATTGGTCAAAGAGTTGGAAGGGATTTGTACAAACTTAGTAATCTCGAGTGGGTCGGTCTTAATCCAGAAACTCGAAAGATGATGTTAGATGCCATAAAACCATTTTACGTTCCTGTTACATTTGAAGATATGGCGAATCCGGGACACCCGATCACTATTATAATGTACCCCGGAGATAGGAGCGGAAAACCGTTATTTGTAGATAGGCTAACTCATATGGTAACAAAAGATGAGACGCTTTCATTTAATTTGATTGACGCCGGTTTGGAGTGATCGTATATGCAAATGGCAAGTAAAGAATACATAGAATCAATGAAACTTCCGTTTCGGAATAGAGGATATGTAAAAGTAAGCATAGGAGTTGTAAATTCTGATGCACAGAACAATGCTAAAGTAACAAACACGGAATTATTGTATCTGGCAAATAAAGAAAAACCGTTTGATGGTTACGATGTAAATAAAATATACGCAACATGTGAACAAAATTTCTCAAAAGTCGATGGGACAATGTATTTTCCGCCGCGAAAAGATAGTGGATTAGAAATTTATAACAACGGAATCATCACAAATGAAATTCTTGGAAGTGCGAAAATAGAATTTACAGATAAATCAGGATTAGACATAAAAGGAATAACAATAGATTTCGGTCATTGTTATCCGACAGAATTTACTATAGAGACAAATTTGACCACTAGAATCTATAAAAATAGTTCGGAAAAATTTGTTACCGAAGATTCTTTTGACGGAACGAATTATTTTTGGATAAAGCCAAAAACTATGGTGAATGGGAAAGGCAGACTCAGAATTGGAAACATGATATTTGGAATTGCAAATACATTTACAAATGAAAAAGTGATGGGTTGCAGCATGAAAGAATATGTTTCTCCGATATCAGAAAGTATTCCAAGTATGGATGTTTCTATCAAGGTTGATAACCAAGATTTGTATTATAGCGTAGACAATCCAGAAAGCGCTATTGCGTATATGGAAATAGGACAGGAAGTGAAAGTTACCTTCGGATATGATGTGACAGGAAACGGTGATATAGAGTGGCTTAATGAAACAACGACATATCTTAATTCATGGTCAGCAAATGACACAGAGGCTGTATTTACATCAACAGATAGATTTTATCAGTTGAGGGATAACTTTTACGGAGGAAAATACAGAAAAGATGGAATCTCTTTATATGATTTGGCTTTAGAAGTTTTGGAAAGCGCTGGAATTACAGATGAAAGAGAATATTATATAGATCCATATTTAAAAAAGATAATTGTGTATAATCCACTTCCAGTTGTAAGTCATGCAGAAGCGTTGCAGATTATTGCAAATGCCGGAAGATGTGCATTGAGAGAAGATAGAAAAAATAAAATCATATTGCGTTCATCATTTGTTCCCAATATGATTGCCGAAACAAATGATATTGCAAATTTTGGTAAGATAGACAACATCTTGAAAGAGAGTAAAAAAGATGCTTACGCAAATGCAAGTAAAGACTTTTCCGTAGTAGATGGAAGTCTTTATTTTTTGCCGAAAGACAATAATTACCTAAATACTGGATATGTAAGCGATTCTGTTTCGGATGGAAATGGAATATTTCAAAAAAACCCGAAAATCACAGTGAACTTGGAATCTTCATTCGATGCGTATGGCTTGATTATTAATTTTAGAAACACAGCACCGGAAGAATTTAAAATAGTAACATATAACAATGGAGTCTTAAAAGAAGAGTTTATTGTAAAAAAACCGGATATTAGTTTTTTAACAGATCATGTTTTTCTTGAGTTTAATAAAATGGTAATTGAGGTAACAAAAGGATATTCAAATTCAAGATTATTCATAGATAATATTTTGATTAATGATGTTACGGATTATAGATTGGACAGGGTAAGGGATTTGATTAAAAATCCTACCGGAACACGATATGAAAAAATAAAAAATATTGTGATTACTAGAGAAAATTACAAGGAAAGCACCGGAGCGATTGAAGAGCTTATCCAAGAAACAGTTTCTTTTGAAAGCGATTCTGAATATACGATTTACTTTAACAGGCCGTCATACGGATTTAAAGTATCAGTTCCAGAAAATCCAGAGTTAAAAGTGAGTATTGTTGATTCAAGCGATTTTTACATTAAAGTGCGAATCACTAATATAAAGGCAAAAACAGATGTAAAAGTAAAGGTTGAGGGATATGAGTATCTTACAGAAGAAAATAACTACATTGTGAATCACAACGTAAACGGTCAAGAAATCACATGGAATAACCCTCTTATAAGCACAATTCAGCACGCAAAAGATTTGGAAGAATGGATAGCGGAATATTATCTCGGAAACATAGACTACGAAATCTCGTGGCGTGGAGACCCAAGAACGGAGGCGAATGATTTGTTCTACATGGAACTAAAAGGAAGAGAAGACGCTTTGATTCGCTCTTATCAAAATGAAATATCCTTTAACGGAGCGTGGTCTGGAAACATGAAAGCTAGAAAGGTGGAAATGTCATGGAGGTAGATTGGATAAAACCAAAAACAAATTGGGCGTCTACAGACAAAATGAATTTAGAAGATTACAACCGAATAAAAAACAATATCCTATATTTAAAAGAAAAAGCAAATGAAGTTAATAAAGAATTTTCGATTCAAAATATGGGAGAAGATATTGTTGATTATTTGGAGTTGTGGGATTATGAGAAATTCAATTTGTTTGAGGGTAATATAGAAAAGATAAATCAATCAATTTTCACACAGGATATCGGAATCAAAAAGACGTTCTATCCGAATGGAATGTTTATCAAATACGATGAACTTAACAGATTGGAAAAAGCATGTGAAAAAATGAAAGATATTATTGAAAGACAGACTATCGGTCTTAGAAAAATTCCATTTATTCTTGGAAGATTTAAGGAGGTAAGAATATAATGCCAAAGCAAGAATTACCTGTCAATTTTAAAGATGATATATTAGCTTCAAGCATGGCTGGAAAAAGAAAGTACTTAATTACTCAAAACGAAGATGCAAGCTATTCTTTGGAAGACGTAACAGATTATACTCAATCCGGGAGTAATCTAGGGGCTAAACAAATTAATGAAATATGCCAAGCTATAAACGATTCCGCCGATAAATCTAGAATCATAGACAATCTTGATGATATAGTGGCGAACAAAACACCGGGGATGATCGCAGGAGCGCAGGCTGTAGCTGCGCTAAATGCATATTTGTTACAATTACAAGCGCATCATGATAAAAAGACGCTCACACCGACCGATCTGGGAATAAGGGTCGGAGTGTGGACAGCCATAGCAAACAACTCGTATAAAATCGGTAAAACGATACACCTAAATATGGAAATTTATACAACTGCCACAATAGTCGCGAATAATGTGTACGACAATGTTTTTACGATACCGTCACAGTATCGCCCATTAAATGATACTGTTGTAAATGTGACAGCGTCAGATGGGTCATATAAAAATCCGGTGGCCTGCACATCTATGGCAAGGACAAACGGAAATTTGTTTATCTGCATACCAAAAGCAACAAACAGCTATCTTTTTATCGATGCGGAGTGGGAAATTAAATAACGCTTATCACTTCCACGTTCCACGCGCGTAATAGGATAAATCAAAACTTGCTGTATTCCATACCGTAGCAGCAAGCAAATGGTATGAAAAGCTTGATTTGTAGTCATTTGCAGATCCGTACACCTTGCCCCATATCGCGCCGCCAGCTCCTATTGTGAGCACGATATTACATTTTGTTTTTGATGCAACCGGGAAGTTTAATGTAAATTGTCCGCTTGTGTAAATGCTACCAGCTTTTGTTCCGATCGCGCACGTAAATGGAGAATTGAACCACATTTCAAGAGTTCCGTCGCTCCATTTGCGATATTTACCATTAGCATTGCTATCTTCTTCGATAACATGATTTTTGACTTTTCCAGTTTCAGGTTGCAACTCCAACAAATACGCATTATTCAAACAAATAAAAAGGAGAAATACATATGGCATATATAAGATTCTTAGGAGAAAAAACTCCGCACAAAGCAACCGTAATTCCGACAAATAATATCGTTACGGTTAAGTTTGGAACTGATGTAATAGAAAATAAAAATGGGTTTGATCTATTTCTTGATAAAGAATGCACAATAGATATCGGCGGGACTTTTTATCAAAAATTTACAACTATTTACAGGAATGATTCTGTTACAAAAAAGTACAACGGATATCAATTATCAAACGACGGAAGTGTATATGTCGAGCCTGAAATTTCTCCTAATCCTAAACCTTACAACCCTACATTGGATGAGGTAAAGGAAAGTAAAAAAGCGGAAATTAAGATGAAAGTACAAAATGAAATATTGTCAGATGTTATGATAGCGTCTTATGCGTTTGGCTACAACGAATCTGACGTGATTGCCATTAGAAACGCATACGAAGACAGTATTTCAAGCGGAATGTCAGTTATTTTAAAAGATTCAACCGGACAGTCACGAGAATTGAATGAGGAAGAAATTACTGACTTGTATAAAAAGCAAGAGATCAAGCGTTTAGAAAAAGAAAGTTATGCGCAGTGTTTGTTGGATTATATTGATGGATTAACGAGCAAGGAAGCGGTTAATTCGGTTGAGTACGGCGATGAATTAACAGGAAAATATCTCGAAAAGTATAACGAAAAGGTATCAAACACTCAAAGTTACATCGAAAAAGTGATTAGCGGTAAAAAAGCGGTTGTGGATCAGGCAAAAATCGCTTCTCTCACTAATACGGACGCACAAGCCGTTGAAGTAAAAGGGCTGTACGCAGATTGGGAAGATGATCCAGACGGGTACGCATATGATGTACAAAACCAAAAAGATAAAAGAAGAAACTTTGGAGGGTTCTTGTGGAATCTGAATAAGAATCACCAGAAACAAAAGGACCGTTTTCCGGGGGCAGAACCTACATTGTGGACACAGCTTGTCGAAGGTTACGAAGGATCGTATTCAGATCCTATTCCCGTGCCAGATAGCGTAAACGTAAGTGGATTTGAATATGAATACGGGAAGTATTATATCGAAAATGAGTTAGTTTATTTGTGTAAGAGAGGTGGAGTTCTTAATCCAGAATCAATGTATGGTCAAAAAGAAAAATTGTATTTTAAACCATCGGCACTCATTGGACAATATTTTGAAATAGCGTAGGAGGAACAGAAATGGCGATAGCACAAACAATAACGGTTGTGGACGGAAAGACGTATCAGCCGGGAGAAGAGATATGGGATTTAGGCAGTTTTGCTTGTGTGGATGTGAGAGGGAATATCAGAAGCTATGAGGGATTATCGAGTGATATATCAAAACTTCCGCATTATGTAGGCACAGGAAGTTCGGCGTTATGTCTTGACACCGGAGATTATTATAAATTCCATAAGGAAACAGATCAATGGTATAAATTGTAAATTGATGAGGTACAACTATGAGAGCAGACGAAGTATATGCAATTTTGCTAAAGAAAATTAGAAGTAGCGGAGGCGAGATTTCACCAGAGCAGCTTCAGGAAGCAATTAAAAATTATTTACAGAAAAATCCGATCAGTACAAACATAAAAGAAGAACGTCCTCAAGAAACTACATATGCGTTAAAACCGAACGTACAAGCAGTATGGGGAGAAGTTACAGAGTTAAATTTAACGCTTGAAGAAGAGTTACCTGATGCCGTAAATATCTATCCATTTTGGTTCACAAGTGGATCAACGCCAACTAAGGTGATACTACCGTCAACAATCGCGTTAGATGGATTCGTCACACAGGCAAACAAGAAATATTGTTGTCAGATTGAACAAAATGCGATGTTTTGGAAGGAGTTTGATATTACATGATATTTTTAAAAAGAAGAGCTTTTATGACTTTCAAATTTAACTACGAAACGTCAAAAGGAATAAAGCAAGTGATATTGACAAATTGCGGACAAGCTCCTTTTAAACGATTTAGTATACTAGGTAATTCACATCAAGACAGCACAACAGGAAAACAGTTGTTTAAACTAACAGACAATTATTTACATGCATATTTTTATCACGGAGAAAATAAAGAAATTGTACCATATTCTAGTAATGCTGTGGTGTATTTGCCCTGTGAACCAAACACAACCTACACAATACATGGTAGAAAAAATATTAACAATGATATGACAAGAAAAAATAGGGTTGGTTTAACATCGGAACTCCCAGCGTTTAATGTTAAGATTACTAAAACGGCTGAAACAACATTAGATAAACCTTTAACTATTACTACCGAAGAAGATACAAAATATCTTGTTATAATGGCTATTACCGATGGAGAGATTGGGCAGTTAAATTTTGATAAGGTTCTTGAGAATAACACATCTAAGCTTATGGTGGAGGTTGGAGACAAAGCATCTCCTTATGAGCCATACACAGGCGGTAAACCATCCCCATCACCCGATTATCTACAAGAAATCAAGAGTGTCGGAAAATGGAATGATGAGAAGCAGAAGTATGAAGTGGATGTGAAAGTTACCAACGCCGAGCAGAATTGGAGCAAAGAGCAAGTCCTCACTCTCACATCCGACCGCCCTCTCACAAAGTGGGACAGACTGGTAGAGCAGGGTGGAGAGATTGGGTGGCTGTATGCAGGGGTTGTTATTGACAGATTTGACGGACAATCTAACAAAATAAGTATTGCAAATAAACAGGGAAATGTTCAAAACTTTTCAATTCGATTCGAGAATGTGGCGAATGGAAACGGAAATTCAGATATTTTTGTGGATAAATATAGGGCTGTCCAATTATCATATACCAAAGCAGAATACGGAATCTGTTGCAACTGGAATGACGGAGTTAAATATTTTAGCGCACCAAACGAAAACGTCGCAACAGTCGATGAATTTAAGGCGTGGCTCATAGAAAATCCGTTAAAAATCGCTTACGAAACTACGAACCCCGAATTCGTCCCCCTACCACAATCCGAACAAGACGCTGTCCGAAACTTAAAAACCTACTATCCAACAACAGTCATCATGGTAGATGGTGGAGACGTAGATGCGGGAATTGAAGTGGAATATGCTGTAAAAAATAAGGAGAAAATATGAATACGAACTTTGGAAAATTAGAAGACGGAATATTGATATATGCACCATCTGTTTTACGCGTTGGCGATAAACAAATTATTTCCCCCGATAAAGATGATTATCTTAACAGTGGATATTTACCGATCGTAACAGGCGATGATTTGGAATACAAGGAAGGATTTGAAATCGTCACCTCATATAAGGTAGTTGAAGAAAGTCAAGCACCTGACGGAGAAATGATTCCGAAACATATTTTAAGGGTTCAAGAATATCAGGAGATCTTTGAAACTCCATACATCCCCACAAAAAATGATCTTGCGATGGAGCTTATGATGGTGAGAATTCCAGAAGAAATTAACACTTATAATCTCACAAATGATGAAGCGATTCGTTATAAGTCGCTACACCCTACATTTAGTGAAATCGTTGGACAAACGGTGAAAAGAGGATTTAGGTTTGTTTACGAAAACGAACTCTATTCCGTAAATCAAGATAACCTCACGATTCAAGAGCAGCATTCGCCCGGAACTGGAACAGAAAGTTTGTACGAAATTGTAGATGAGGAACACAGTGGAACAAAAGATGATCCTATTCCGTGGAGAAAAAACATGCAATGTTACAAAGATAAATATTATATTCAAAATGAGATTGTGTATAAATGTACAAGAGATTCAGGAAATGCATTGCAAAATGATATCATAGATTTGATCGGACATTATTTTGAAGTTGCATAATCAATAGGCGGGGCATCCCCGCCTATAATATTAAACAGTGGTAGTTTCGACAATGTATCCCATTAACTCATCAATGTCGGATTCGTTTATAATGGCATTTCTATTGCGAATTCCATAATATTTAACACTATTCTCTTCTTCTTTTCTTATTCCGATCATCATTTTCCCGTAATAAAGAAAAACGCACTTTTCTGTTTCGTATGGTTTTCTGTCGTTCGCAAGCAAAAGGATATCATACGGAGAATAATGGGGCATAAAATCTTCACAATTAACTTGGATTCCCAAAAATACTTTTGCCTTAATATTGTCGGAAAAATCATCAATATCAATCGAGAAAAAATCGTTTGATGGAACTAAATGACCATTTTTATACTTAGGCTTCATAATACTTACTGATTTATGGTTTTCTTTCCTATTATTCAATGTCTTTTGATGTTGTATAAACCAACTGATCAGATATCTCGAATTTTCCGGAAGTTCTCTGCAAGTATTCAAACAATCTGTTGTACGTTCTTCCATTGTGTTCGCTCCGAATAGTTCGTCTACACTGATGCTGAATACCTTGGCGAGTTTTACAGCATTCGACAAGTTACAGTCAGAACTATTTTCGTACAGCATACCTCGTAGCGTGGAAAATGGGATTCCGGCGCGCTCTGATAATTCGCTTAGTGTCATGTTACCAATATAAGAGTTAATGTTTTCACGAAAATTATCCATTAGTGTAAAACCTTTGTCCGTTATTGATTTGTTACTTTTGTTCATTTCTTTACCTCTCGTAGTATTCTTTTTGGTTGTTTTATATGGTAAACTATGAATTGTCCTGTTAAACAGGGCGCTTCAAGTTCTGGCTTGGGAGTGTTTGTGAACCGCAATTCACTCCCAAAACCGATAACATTTTAACATTTTTGAAGTTATTATTCAAATTTTCAAGTCGACAAAAAACGACAACTGTTTTAAAACAACGTCCACATGTAAAAATACAGGATATAAAGAAAACATATGTTCTAAATATTCTTGTAATTGAGCAATTCCTGTTGGATAATATAAAAAAAGGAATTTCGGATGTGTTTTTGCAAAAGGAGGGTTACTGTGGAGTACAAAGAGAAAATTATTAAGATGGTTAACGAGATTGATTGTGAAGATTACATAATGAAAATCTATTTTTATGTTCTTGCTAGATATAAGAAGTATAAAGAGAAAAAGTCGGAAGAAATTTAATTCTCCCGGCTTTTATATTTTTCTGCCATACCCTTGGCGATCTTTCTTAATGCACTTTTGCTATCTTCGTCCAATCCCATATATACGGTAATTAAACTTTTAATAAAATCATCATCAGAGTCTTCTAATTCTACAAGCAATTCTGAAAACGAACCGTCTTTTTCTTTATACATATCTCCAGTTCCATTTTTTAACCAATCTTCATTGACGTTAAATTCCCTACATATATCAGAAATAGTTCTATCAGACGGGATGCGATTTCCTGTTTCTATAAGAGAAATGTAATTTTTTGTTAAATTCAATCTCAATCCGAAGTCTTCTTGATTCAATTTAGAATCCTTTCTTATTTTTAAAATTCTATTTTTCATTATATCACCTCCTTATGATTTGATAATACCAAAAAAATCACACCCTGTCAAACAAAAGTGTTGACGAAGTCATAATAGTGTGATAGTATAATCACACAAGGTGTGATAAGGAGGCGAAAACATGGCTAAATATCTCAAAGAAAATTCAGAAGTATTAGAAGCCTTTATGTTTTCCTATTTAAAGTTGGATGAATTTTTCAAAGAGTTTGGAGGAATTTCAGATGCTATAATATTTCGACTTTCCGCAGAGGAAAAAAGTGTTGAAATTTCTTTCCCATTTGAAGAACAGGAAAGTATAAAGGCTTTTTCGGGAGATTATCTCGTGCGAGGAGAAGAAATCCCCCGAAGTATTCCTACACGCTATCGCTATTATGTTATTAGCGGTCAAGAATTTTGTAAAAAGTTCAAGCCTTTGGATGTTAAAGAACAATTTTCTAGTTCTTGAAAAACAAAAGAGTTATTTGCCGTTTTGGAAACATGTATGCTAGTTGCATAATCTTCTTTTATACATTCTGCGAGAGCAAATGCATAAGCGGTATCTTTTAAAAGAAGTTCATTGATATGTTTGACATCATGTTCATTTACACAAATAAGAAGTTCTTTAACAATGCTTTTATCACTATCCATGAGAAACACCTCCCTTCAGGGAAAATTATATCACAGAAAGGGGCGATAGAAAATGAACGAGCTTATCAAAGTGAATTTTGATAAAGAACAGCCGACAGTATCGGCAAGAGATTTACACGAACAACTAAATATAGGAAAACGCTTTAGTGCGTGGTTTGAAACAAATAGTAAAGGGTTTGTTGAAGGGGAAGATTTTGAAGGGGCGTACCTAAAGGTACAGGGCAATCAATACGGCGGAGAACAAGAAATTCAAGACTACAATCTTTCTATTGATATGGCGAAACATATTTGTCTTATGAGTAGAACTGAAAAAGGAAGAGAATGCAGGCAGTACTTCATTGACCTTGAGAAAGCATGGAATACACCAGAGCAGATTATGGCAAGAGCATTGAAGATGGCAGATAAGACTATTGAACAGTTAAAAACAGATAACAAGGCTCTTGAACAGAAAATCGAACAGGACAAGCCGAAAACAATCTTTGCAGATGCAGTCAGCACAAGCCACACATCAATTCTTATCGGAGACTTGGCAAAGTTGATTTGTCAGAATGGTGTGCAAATCGGGCAGAAACGATTATTCGAGTGGATGAGACAGAATAACTTCCTTATTAAAAGTGGTTCCTCAAGAAATATGCCGATGCAACGGTATGTAGAACAAGGGCTGTTTGAGATTAAGGAAAGCAACGTTCAGAATCCAGACGGAAGTGTAAGAATTACGAAAACTACGAAAGTTACTGGGAAAGGGCAGATATATTTCGTGAATCAGTTTTTAAAGGGAAATACTTTAGAGAAGAGGTGTTAAAAATGGCAGGAGATGTATTAGAAATGGCAATACCAAAAGAAGAACAGGAAGAAATCAAAGAATTTATTTCTACATTATTAGTTCTTCCGAAAGAGGACAGGGCAGTTCTGTTGTCAAATGCAAATGCTTTTCGGGTAAGAAGAGACATTGAGAAAGCAAAGAGGTAAAAAGAAATATGAAGCAGCCAAAGAAATTAACGAGACAGCAAAAGGAATGCTTATCCGCGCATCACTTGAATGCTGAAAATTGGGCGCTTGTCCAAGAAACGGATTTTTATTTGAAAATTATTAATAAGAGAACGGGAAATATTAAGAATGTGGATAAGTTTAGAAGAATAAGAAAGGGTGAAAGAAAGTATGCGGGAAACAAAACCGACGAAGTGCAAAATTGATGTACTTAAATTTGAGCACACAACGAACACTCCGGTTATTGAAGCAATGAAAAAAAAGAAAAATAAAATAAGTGATGAACAAATAATAATTACCGCGCAATGGATCATCATTGTTGTCATGGCTGTAATCATTTATATCTTGCAGGCAGGACCGATTTAAGGAGGCGAACAAAGAAATGTACAAAGAAATGGACAGAGAGGTAAAGAAAGACGCTGAAGAAGAAATGAACTGCATCCTAGATCTGCTCGAAGAATGGTGTCTGAAATACGATCAGGATTATGCAAACGCGGTTGTACTTGTAAAACATGATCAGATCACATCGTGGGGAAGTATAGGCAATCACGAAGATTTTGACGTTTACAGAACAAAAAAGCGCCCATAAGAGGCGGCAACCTCTAGGACGCATAGATAAACAACCAAGATTATTGTACGGGAAAGAAAGGAATTTGTAAAGATGATTAAATGCAGTAAAGGCAATGTGGAAATAAAAGGAAATTTAATATTATTAGAAGCAGAAACAGTCATGATATTAAGAGGAATAAGAAACATCCTCGAAGAAGAGTACGGAAAAAAACACGCAGAAAAGTCAATGCAAAAAATAGTTAAAACATCCACAATGACGCAAGAAGAAATAGAAGAGGAAATAAAAAAATCAGCACAAGAAATAGCGAGAGAAGCAGCGAAACACCTCATGAAATGAAAGAAGAAGTTATTTTGTGGATCATCCGCTGGGGAGATCCGTACGCATTAGAGTGCAAGACAATGACCAGACTGGAAGTCGAAAAGTACGCTCAAGAAAATCAAAAAAGCGCGGAGGTACATATATAATCAATTAAAAAATGTGAATAAATTAAGTAGAAAGGAAAGAAGATGTATGAAAATAATTAAATTAAAAAGTATTCACATCCAGAATTTTAAGGGATGTGTGAACAAGTTAATTTCATTCGGCGAATTAACGAAAATATATGGCGCAAATGCAACTGGAAAGACAACGGTATTTGATGCTTTCACATGGTTGTTGTTCGGAAAAGATTCGCATGGAAGTGCAAAGTTTGATATTCGCCCATTAGATAAAGACGGAAAGATGATTGATAATCTTGATATCAGTGTAGAATCTGTTATTTCAGTAGACGGTGAAGAATATACGTTGAAAAAGGTTCAGAAACAGAAATGGGTTAAGAAGCGAGGAACGAACTCTGTAGAATTTCAGGGGAATGTGAATGAATTTGAAATCAATGGTTATCCGAAGTCAGAAAAGGACTTTAAAGCGTTTATTTCCGGTTTGATTGATGAAAAGATTTTCAATCTGATTACAAATCCGGTCGCATTTACTTCTTTACCGTGGAAAGAACAGAGAGAAATCTTGATGCAGTTCGTTGCAGATTCTTCAGATGTTCAGATTGCAGAGGGGTACGGAGAAAAGTTTTTAAAACTTATTCCAGAGCTGAAAATCGCAAGCACGGACGATATTCTGAAAAAGTATACAAAAGCGAAGAATACATTAAAAGAGAAAATGACAGAGATCCCGGCACGCATTGATGAAGTATCGAAACAGCTTGTCACAGTAGATGTCGGTGCTCTTGAAGTGGAAAAAGCTGCGAAAGAAACTGCTTTGAAAAAAGTAGAGGATAAACTTGCTGGTGGAACTGAGAAAAGCAAAGAGATCAATGCTAAAAGAGAACAAGTGATGAACCTGAAATTTGATTTAAGCGATATCAGCAATAAAGAAACAGAGATTCTGATGGAAAAGAGAAGAGGTGTGGCTTCTGAATGCAACGAAGTAGAAGAAAAACTAATGTCTTTGAAAAGACAGGCTAATTCTATTGCGGTGGATATCGAAAGCGCAGAAAAGCAAAAAGAGAGTGCGGAAACTGATAAAAAGAAATTTATAGATGAATGGAGACGCGAAAAAGCAAGCGTGTTCCCAGAAATGAAGACATTCCTAGAATATACGCCATTGCCGGAACTTGCAGAAGACGATTTGATTTGTCCGACTTGCGGTCAATCTCTTCCGAAAGAAGTTCGAGAAAAGCGTATTTCTGATTATGAGGAAAGAAAGAAAAATGACGAAGAGAGATATAAAAAATCGAAGGCTGAATATGAAGAACGCTACATTTCAGATAAAGAAAAGTTTGAAAAGAACAGAGAAAACAATCTGAAATCCATTACAGAAAAAGGACAGAAAGCAGCAGATAATATTCGAGAATATCAGAAAATCATTAATGATAAACAACAGGAACTGGAAGCAGACAATGCAGAAATCGCAAAATTCGAAGAAACATTAAAAGAAAAGGAAGAAATCATTGATTCAATCCCGGCTGTAGCCGATATGTCAAAAAATGAAGAGTACCAAAAAATCAGCGAACAGATTCTTATGTTGGAAAACGAAATCGAAGAAATGAGCAAAGAAACAGTTGGAAAAACCGAATTGGAAGCGAAAAAAGCTGTTTTGCGTGATGAAATCTCAGATATTGTTGCGAAAATCAAATCTGCGGACAATTCAAAAGTTAAAGAGCGTATTGAAGAGTTGGAAAAAGAGAAAGCGGAAGTCGGACAGAAGATTGCAGAACAGGAACAAATGATTGATTTAACAGAAGAATTTATCAGAGAGAAAATGAATCGAATTTCTTCTGTGATTAACGAGAAGTTTAAGGTTGTATCGTTCCGATTGTTTGAAAATCAGATAAACGGTGGTTTGAAAGAATGTTGCGAATGTACGGTAAACGGCGTTCCGTATTCATCATTAAATAACGGGCATAGAATTATCGCTGGCTTAGATATTATCTCTTCTCTTTCTAAATTGAATGGTGTTGATTGCCCTATTTTCTTAGATAATGCAGAGTCGATTTCAAAAGATAACTTGCCTGATGTTCAGTCACAACTTATATGCATGTATGTAACAGATGACAAGGAACTGAAAGTGGAGGTGTAACATGGCGATGCCCAAATTAGAAAAGCAATTTGAATACAAAGGATTTCCATGCGTAATTCTGTTTATGCCAACTGGCTATCGTTGCGGATATGTAGGGATTCCGAAAGAAGTGAAAATTGATATAGATAATATTGGTTGTCACGGAGGTATTACATATAATAGCGACCATTTATATCATCAAGAACGGAAAGATTTGCGCTGGATAGGTTTTGATTGCGCACACTGCTTTGATGGGTGCGATGTAGAAACTGCAAAACGGTTATTCTCTGACAATGAAAAAGCAATAAAAGAAATAATTGTTTTGGAAAACAGGGGTTATTTCGCTGTTTGCAATGAGGATAATCCTATTCGGACTCTTGATTATTGCGAGGAAGAATGTAAAAAAATCGTAAATCAAGTTGTAGAAAGGATGGAATGTAAATGATCGCAATTAAAGCACGATACTTAAAACATGGAGAACCCATTGGAAAAGACTATGTTTTTGCTTGTAACTTTCTTCCGAAACTGGGAGATATTGTAAAAGCCGGAAAAGCAAAGGCGGTTGTGACGGAAGTAGATACATCAGATGGTGCGGTTTATAAGTACGATGGAGAATTGAGAGTAGCAGAAGAAATGGAGGAGTAGTAACAAATGAAAGAAGAATTACTTAACATTGCCATGCAGTCTTTATCTGATGATGATGTGAAAGAAATTGTAAAAGATAAGTTTAAAAAGATGATAGAAAGAGCAGTAGAAGATGCTTTTAAGTGGGGAGATGCGGAAAAAGCAATTAAAAGAAAGGTTACAGAGGTTATGGTTCCGTATATTGAAAAATATGACTTCTCCGAATATCTTCCTAAGTTAGATTCGGTTTTGACGGAAATTGTCAATTCTGATGCTTGCATGGGAAATAAAACGATTCTTGAAAATTTCAGAGATTTGATGATTGAACCAGAGCAAAAAGAAATCAAAGTAACTGATTTATTTAAGATTTGGAAAAAGCGGTGCGAAAAGGAAATTGATACAGATGGATTGGAAATTGATTACGATGATGGAGTTTCTTATTCGTGTGTAGACTGCGAAATGAGCGTAGAAGAACTTGATAAACCGTCATGGGGAAATGTACAAAGAGCAGTAATTACATTTCAAAACGAGCACGATGAATCACTTAATATCGAAATTCCTATTTCGAAATGGGCGCGGGATAGTGGAAAAGAAAAACCGTATACACTTTCATTAGAAAACGATTTGATGATTTCATCGTTGAGGTATATGGATGATTTCAAGATATTACTTATGCGTCTTACTAGAGCAAGAACATCAATCATTATTGATAAAGATTATGATACTGATGATATTTTTCCGGAAGCAGAACCAGAATCAAGTTTTAGTTAGTAGAAGAGGAGGAATAAATTATGTCAGAAAATACACAGGTGGTAACGCAGAATACAGGAACAGTAGCACAGAAACCAAAGACATTTGATATGGCTTTAATGGAGAAACTGGATAGCGTGAATGACGCACTTCCGAAAGATTTTAATAAACAGAGATTCGTGCAGAATACTCTTGCGCTGATCCACGATAACCCAAAACTCATGGAGTATAAGCAGTCGGAGATTATGTCCGGCTTGATGAAAGGTGCTACGCTGGGATTGGACTTCTTCAACAAAGAAGCATACCTCGTTCCATATGGAAGCCAGTTGAATTATCAGACGGATTATCGTGGAGCAAAGAAACTCGCAAAGAAGTATTCTATCCGTCCAATCAAGGATATTTACGCAAAACTTGTTCGTGAAGGTGATGAATTCGAAGAAGTTATCGAAAACGGAGAGCAGGGAATCAACTTCAAACCAAAGGCTTTTAATGATGGAAAGATTATTGGCGCATTTGCAGTGTGCTTATTCGCCGATGGGGGAATGGTATACGACACAATGAGCCTTGCAGACTTGGAGAACACAAGAAAATCCAGTAAGGCGAGCAATTCTCCGGCTTGGAAGAATTTCACCGGGGAAATGTATAAAAAGACAGTGCTGCATAGACTTTGCAAACATATTGAACTTGATTTTGAGAATCCGACTCAGCAGAGTAACTTTATGGCTGGAATGGAAATTGAAACAGATGTAAGCGAGATTGCACACAGAAAAATCGCAGAAAACGAAAATTCACAGCCATTTGAAGTTGTGGCAGACGTGGAAGCGAAAGAAGAACCAAGTTTCGTGACGGAGGGATAGAAAATGAGAGTAATTAGCCAGGATGGAATGCAAGATATTCCGTATAAGAAATTTGTATTTTCAATTACAAAAGACAACAGGATTGTAGCAACGATAGGTTGTACTGCTCCTCCAACAGAATTGTATATGTCATCAGTTGCAAAATATTCTATACAAGAAAAAGCCATGAAAGCAATGGAAATGTTGAGAAGTGCTTATACAGGGATGCCAGTTGTTTTTCAAAATATAGAACCTTCAGAAAAGTTTAGGGAATTACTTGAAATAACAAAAACGAACGGAATTATCACAATCACAGATGATAAAAAGTCGAAAATCGAATATGTCAATAATGTGATTTTTCAGTTTCCGAAAGATGAAGATGTGGAGGTATAGTATATGAAATTACATTTTTACATTTTGAAAGGACTATACGGAAGTAATCCAAAACTCACATATTCTGAATGTGAAGTGGACGAAAAGCCAAAAACTTATAAACCGATAAGCAGATTCCCGGACGGATATTTTAGTTCGTTCGTTAAAAAAGAAGATGTTGCGAGTTTAATCGGAGGAAACGTAGTTGTCTTAGAAGAAAAAGATGATAAGAAAGCAAAAGAAATATTTGCACATTATTTTGATCGAGCCATTGATCTTAAGAAAAGTGAAATAGATAACTTGGAAAAAAAGTTAAAAGCTATTAACGAATTTGGGGATGTATAGCATGGACGAAGCAGAGAAAATAAAGATTATTGCCGAACATTACGGATATGACTCGCAAAGCAGACAGTGCATTGAAGAGATGGCAGAATTGACACAAGCCATCAATAAGTGGTGGAGAGTTTGCGGAAACGGTCAAAGGACTGAGAAAAGTATTGCAGAGTGCAGAGACAATTTGGTTGAAGAAATTGCGGATGTGCAGATTATGTTATGGCAGATCGAATACCTGCTTCTTTCTACACCGGAAGTAAATCAGATGATTACACAGAAATTGAACAGGCAGTTGGAAAGGATTAAGAGAGAATGGTTGAATTTGAACAATTAAGCTTTTTAGACGATGAAAAACCTTTATTCAAAATTAAAAATCCCATTATGTTGATTGAACTTTTTGCAGGAGTTGGAAGTCAAGCAATGGCACTTAGAGATTTAGGAGCAGATTTTGAACATTACAGAGTGGTTGAACTCGATAAGTATGCTATTAAAAGTTATAACTCAATTCATGGAACAGAATTTCCAAAAATGGACATTACCCAAATTCATGGTTCAGATTTAGGAATTGAAGATGTAGAAAAGTTTACATATTTGATGACATATTCATTTCCATGCCAAGATTTATCGGTCGCAGGTAAAGGAAAAGGAATGGCTAAAGGCGATGGAACGAGATCGGGATTACTTTGGGAAGTCGAAAGATTATTGAATGAGGTTGAGAACCTTCCTCAAGTTTTGATAATGGAAAATGTTCCACAAGTACATGGAAAGAAGAATATTGCAGATTTTGAGGAGTGGATCAAATTTCTCAAAAGCAAAGGCTACTCAAATTATTGGCAAGATTTGAATGCTAAAAATTACGGAGTTGCACAAAACAGAAATAGATGTTTCATGGTTAGTATTTTAGGAAATTATAAATATGAGTTTCCGGAACCGATAGAACTAACTAAGAATATGAAGGATTACTTGGAAGATGAAGTTGACGAAAAGTATTATATCAAAAATGAGAAAGCAGATAAGCTGATTCGTCAATTGATTGACAACGGAACTCTTGAAAATACAATGTTGACAGACAGACAGACAGACAGACAGACAGACGGACAGAACTGTCGTTGACGGAACAATCAATAATCCAAGGAAACGAGATGTCGCAAACTGTATCAAAGCAAGATATGATGCAGGGATCTCGAACCTTAGTGCAGACGGAACCGTGGTTGTTGAACAATGAAAACATTGGAAGAAAAACAGACACGGCAACTTGTTTGCTTGCTAGAGATTACAAAGGTTATGGAAAGATGCAGCTTGGAAATGGAGTAGTAGAGCAATGGAGGAAATCTTAGGTAGCATTTATTGTAACAACAGCGAGATATTCGTCATTCGATTGATGAAGAATATGTTTAAAACAATAAAGGCGGAGAGTCATGATTTAGGAGTTGTTATGAAAGAAAAGAAAATTGGAAACTTATATGGATTCTCCGGTGGGAATTATGCAGGGAATGTATATGAAAAAAACAATTTATGTCCAACAATTAATACGTGCCAAGGAGGTGGAAAGCAGCCAATGATTATTGATAATCCAAAACAATTAGGATTTATGGATAGCGGAACCGGAAAACATCAATCGAATACTGTGTATGACGAAAAAGGAATTTGCCCTAATATCACAACAATAGAGGGTGGCGGAACGCAGCAAATTAAAATTGCAACGGCAGATGCAATCAGGAAAGACAATACGATTTGTGTTGCTATGAGAGGCAGAAATCCAGAGAATCCATCAGACAGAACGTCAGGAGTACATACAGAGCAATGCTTGGAAATAAATCAAAACGGAACGAGTAATACGCTCACAAGCGTTCAGAAAGACAATCTAGTGATGCAAACCAATAATTGCATTGATATACAATACAGAATACGAAAACTAACTCCGAGAGAATGTTGGAGATTAATGGATTTCAAAGATTATGATTTTGAAAAAGCACAAGAAGTAAATTCAAATACACAGTTGTATAAACAAGCAGGGAATTCGATTGTGAAGAATGTGCTTGTTGCAATATTTGGACAAATGATTGATGGAAAGGAAAATGTTTACAAGGAGGTGGTCTAATGCTTATGAAATGTATAAATTCTGGTAGTAGTGGTAATGGATATGCACTCATTTCAGATGATGAAGTTCTACTAATAGAATGTGGAGTTCCGTCGAAAGAAATGTTGCGTGCGATTGATTATCAGACAAGTAAAGTTGCCGGATGCCTTATCTCTCATGAGCATGGTTAAGGAGACCATGCAAAGTATATCAAGCAGTACATGAAATACGGTATCAAGTGTTACACCTCTGATGAGGTACAGGAACGTATTGAAACAATCTATGGAGAAAAAACGATAGGAATGAATCGTATGCACGTTGCAAAAATCGGTTCATTCCAAGTGATACCGTTCCAGTCACCACATAACGGTACAGAATGTGACGGTTTCTTGATTAAACATGAAAAAATAGGTTGCTTGCTATTTATTACAGACGCAGAATATTGCAAATATGATTTCTCAAAAATGGGTATCAACCATGCAATGATCGAGTGCAATTATTCCGAGGATTACTTAGATGTGGAAGAAAATCAAGGTAAAACAAATCATGTACTGCAAGGACACATGGAATTACAAACTTGTAAAAGGCTCATACAGACGATTAACAGTCCAATGCTAAGAAGTGTAGGCTTACTGCATTTAAGTTCACAGAATGGAAATCCTGAACGATTCAGAGAGGAAATAGAAGAATTGGTCGATTGTGATGTAGATGTGTGGGTAGCAGAAAAAGGTATAGAAAGGGAATTACGGTTGGAACCGTTTTAGGTGAGAAATGAAAGAAACATTAAAAGTCAAAGATATTCTTTCGCATTGCGAAGAATCTGCGAAAAAGTGCAGAATTTTAGCAGATAAGGCAATCGAGAATGTCGGTCATGGAGAAAGTGAAGAATCAGCGATTGGGGCGTGTGCGTTCTTCATGCAGGAGCAGAGAATGTATCGGCAGATTATACCGGACATTATAAAAGAGCTTGCAGAAAGTGAGGATAAGGAATGAACAGCATTGTAATTGTCGGTCGGGCGGTCAGAGACGCAGAAGTGAGATATTCCACAGGCGAAAAGTCAACAGCATTTGGAAATTACACACTTGCAGTTGATAGACCGTACAAAAAAGACGGAGAGAAAGAAACAGATTTTATCATGTGCAAGGTAGTTGGGAAAACTGCTGAATTTGCAGAAAAGTATATCACAAAAGGTGTGAAGATGATCGTTCGTGGTCGCATGCAGATTGATAACTACACAGACAGGTACGGAAACAAAAGACAATCAGCGTATGTTTTCGTTGAGCAACAGGAATTTGCAGAAAGCAAAAATGCGAATCAGCAGAATAACAATGTGCAGGCTGGTCCGTCACCTTTTGGTAATATGCCTACCGATTCGGAGGGGTTCATGAACATTCCTGATGGAATAGACGAAGAATTACCATTTAATTAAAAGAAGGCGGTGACAAAGATTGAGTTATCAAAACTTTAGACAAATAAAGGCTATTGAGCAAAAGAATAAACAACGGTTGCTTGAGGTTAATTCGAGGTTAGATGATGAAAGTGGAATTTACTTTCTGACAAGAGAAGATGAACAAGGTTTCCGATACGCTTACATCGGACAAGCAGTACACATTTTGACTAGACTTGCGCAACACCTTGTCGGTTATCAGCATATTGATTTGTCGCTGAAAAAGCATGGTCTGTATTCAGAAGAGAATCCGTATGGGTGGAAAGTGAATTTTAGACACTATACAACAAATTTGCTTGATAAAATGGAGCAGTTATGGATTAAGCAGTATGCGGATAAAGGTTATCAGTTAAGAAATAAAACTTCTGGAAGTCAAGGCGAGGGAAAGGCACAGATTGCAGATTATCGACCGCAGAAAGGTTACAGAGACGGTTTAAAACAAGGAAGAATTAATCTAGCTAGGGAATTATCGTCTATCGCAGAAAAGCACCTTAAAATCGAAATTAGGGACGATAAGAAGAATAACAAGATTTCGCAGCGACAGTTTGAGAAGTTTAAGGAACTGTTGAGTGAAGAAAAAAGCGTTTGATTAAGAATACAGAACTTGAAGAACAAAGAATTGAGGTCTCGGTATGAGCGGTTGGATAAAAATACATAGAGACATTTTGTATCACGAAATATGGAGTGATAAGCCGTTTTCAAAAGGGCAAGCGTGGATTGACCTTATTCTTATGGCGAATCATTCAGACAATAAATGCATGGTCGGGAATAAGGTAGAAGAAATTAAGCGTGGTAGTTTTATCACGTCTGAACTGAAATTGATGGACAGATGGGGATGGGGCAGAAAAAAGGTTCAGTTGTTCTTGAAGTTTCTGGAAAGTGAATCCATGATTGTCCGAAGTGCGAACAACAAAAGAACAGCAATAACCATTGTGAATTATGATGTTTATCAATATCAGGGAACATCAAAAGAACAACAAAAGAACAACAAAGGAACATCAAAAGCACACAAACAAGAAAGAAAGAATGAAAAGAATGTAAGAAATTATAATAATTTCGAGCGTAGGAAGTACGACATGGATTCACTAGAAAGTAAGTTGATGGAGGTGAATATGAATGGCAAAATCAATAAAGCATAGTTTCAATGGAAGTCCAAGGAAACAGTCGATAGGATACAAGACTGGTAATATGGCAGCTTTTATGTATGCCGGTTCAAAACGAAAGAGAAAGAAAAGGGTGAAAGGAAAATGAAAAACGTGATTAGGAGTATCCGGAAAGGTTCTGCGCAGTGGAACGAGGAAGACCGGCTTAAGATAGCAACGTTGTTATTAAAGGCTGGATACTCTGTCAGAATTGGCAGACAGCAGATTCCTGATTCTGGCAATAAAAAGCAGATGGAGTATACAGTGGAATACTGGGAGGAAGAGTGAATGAGTTGGGCGAACAAAGCACATAAGCGGATAGAAAAACAGAAAGAAGATGAAAAGTTCAATCAAGATGTGAGAAATGCAATGGATTTATTTTTTTCTCATAACGGCAGATTATCTTCACAGGCATGAGTGATATTCAAAAAAGAGACTTATTAGGTTCATCGATTTTGCAGTTCAACAACTGCATTACGCGGAAGAAGATAGTAACTACTTTCTCTTGATGAATGAAGCGTTATGTGACGAAACCGGGATAAATGTTTTAAAGGGATTTGTGAGAAAGAAAAAGAAATATAAGAAGTGACAACAGGAATTTTGATACTGGCAGCGTTTCTGATCGGAGCAATGGTCGGGTACTGCTGCGGAAAGGATGAATAATATGGAAAAGGAATTTACAAAAGCAGATTTGAAAGATGGTATGGTGATTGAAACAAGAGAAAGAGGAAGATACCTTGTGCTTGGAAATATAGCTACAAGAAATAATGGTTACAACAAGTTAAGCAGATATGGGGATGATTTAACAGAACATTCATTTCACAATAAAGCATATGACATTGTTAGAGTTTTTAAGGTAAGGAATGATTGCTCGAGCAATTTAGAAGGTCTACTTGAAGATTGCAATCTTGAAATTATCTGGGATCGCAAAGAACCCAAACGTACGACTGCCGAAGAGATGCGAAAAAAATTAGAAGAATTGACTGGAGAGAAGATTGAGATTGAACCGACAAGAGAAGAAATGATTGGTAAGTTAGGATTATATTGTGCTGAGACAGTTTGTGCAAAATGTGTTTTATCAGAGATGAGTTCAGGATGCAATTATTGTAAATTTGACAGTGAAAAATTAAAACAATACTACGAGAAGGTGATGGAAGATGGACGAAAAGAAAGTTAAAGAAGCGATAAATCTTCTACAAATACAAATTTGTACACTAGAGGAACAAAAAGAATATGATGAATACGGACAACCACTATATAATGAGACGCTTGATATAGCAATTGAACAATATAAAACAGCAATCGAAGCACTGGAAAAGCAGTTGCCAAAGGAAGCAGTAAAAAGAAGTCTGGTCAAAGATAATGGTATCGTTGTTGGAGCTGTTGGCAGATGTCCTTGTTGCAATGAAATTATTGATGATACTATGACGGTTTGTGATTGTGGACAGAAGATTGATTGGTCGGAATAATATATTTGAGTTCCCTGCGAGTGACTGTTGGGAACGGAAAGGTGGAAAATATGAAATTATATGTATGCAGTAATAGCACAAATGGAATAAAAAATATTGACGGTATTTATTATTTGATTACGGAAGAAGGAGAATGTTTAGCATCTCATTTGTGTTCTTCTAAGTATTATGCAAAAGGTGATTTATACGAGAACAGACCAGAAAGAATTAAAAAATATACAGAACGTTTTGGTAAATGCAAATGTTTGTATCTTGGAGAAGACGATATGACTTTTGAGAAACTTCTTGAATTAAATTACAAGTTCGCACAGGAAGAAAAATAAGTGAGTAAATTGAGTTTCCTTGGAGAATCTGTAGAACCAGAAGATGCCGAGGTTAGATGAATGAATATAAGTCTTTGGTTAAAACTATTTTTCGTTAATGGAGGTGGAATGATGTCAAGTCCAAAAGGTTTTATTTTATATCGAATTTGGTACGGAAATTGTCTGGCATATGTTGGAAGAACTAAACAACCATTACAAGCAAGGATACGTGGTCATATGTTCGCAAAGCCAATGCACAGAGCAATAGATATTCATAATGTCACAAAGATTGAATATACAGAATTTGATACTGAAGCTGACATGAATCTGTATGAAATATACTACATAAATCTTTGGAAACCGCCTTTAAATGTAGATGATAAAGCGAGAGACGATCTTTCGATATCAATGCCAGATAAAGAGTGGGTTGAATTTATTCCAGCAAATTGGGATAGCTGGAAAAAAGAAATTAGTACAGACAATAGTGGAGTTGCTTTATGGCATAGGTTAAGAAATGAAAAAGCATTGAGAGGTGAGTTAATATTATGAATGTACTAGAGAAGATTTTGGAAGAGGTAACGCAATATACAAAAGATGTATACGAATGCGATCTTGACGATATCGTTGAGTATCAAAGAAGAAACAAAGAGGATAAATGTACATATATTGTACAAGGAATTGAAGAAGCAACAGAGTTTATCCGTTCACACATGGATGAAACTATTTCTGAAATGGAAAAAGTTGAAAAAGAGAAAGTAACAAGCGCAGAGATAATAACCAGACAAATTGATGGAAAACCATATTATCATATTAAGTTTAAAAAAGTCGGTGAAGATGAATACACCATAGGGTATAGTTCTTTCAAATTGGATTATGTTGTTAAATGGCTTAATGATTACTTTGAGTTTTACGGAGAAGCAAAGGTATCTTGTGATGATAACGGTTGGATTCCGGTACAAGGGCGGTTACCGGAAGATAATCATAAAGGAATCTATGATATGCAACTGGTTACTCTTGAAGATGGAGAAGTATGTATGGGAGTGTATAATAATCGCGAAAAAGAATGGTGGACTAGAAAACAAGAGGGAGAAAGATGGTATACAAATAAGCATAATGTTATTGCATGGCAACCTCTTCCAGAACCATACAAGGAGGAAAAGAAATGCTGAGAAAGGCCAAAACAAACGAAGCACAGCGCCGGAAGCAGGCAGAGAGCATCCGGCAACGCGGAATTGAGCAGATGGCAGAGCATGATCCATCCGCGACGGCAAAGCGTCAGATGAATCACAAGCCATATCAGGCTGCGGTGCTGATCCGGGAGCAGGGAGAGCAGATGCGAAGAGAAACAGCAGAATCTTGGCTTAAACGAAAAAATATATCAATTTAGAAGAAAGGAATAATGGCTTATGAGATTAGGAAAATACTTATCCTCATTGACTAAGCCAGAACTTGAAGAATTAAAAAATATATGCAACTTTACAGATGAAGAATTGAAAATTTTAGATTGCTTGGTAAAAGAAAAAAGTTATGAGGAAATTTCCTCATACATAAGGTGTTCTATTGCAACGGTAGGAAGAAAAATATCAGTAATTAAAGAAAAAGTAGAAGGAAGCGATTTGAATATGAAAAACAGAGTTCCAATTTGGGAGAAGATGAATTTAACGCTAGAAGAAGCTGCTGAATATAGCAACATAGGAGTAAATAAATTAAGGGAGATATCAAACTCGCCAAAATGTCCATTTGTTATATATATAGGAAGAAAAAGGTTGATAAGAAGAAAAGAGTTTGAAAAATACATTGGCAATCAAATAGAAATATAGACTTATAAAGCCTTATGTGGTAATATATGAATTACTGTATTAAGGCTTTTTTCTTTAGAAAGGAGCTATTTTATGGGAAAAGATCTGAAAGGAAAGGAGTTAGGCGTTGGAATTTGTCAGATAAAAAATGGCAAATATGTGGCGAGATTTACTAAACGAAATGGTAAACGAATAAAAAGAGAGTTTTTTAAGTTGCAAGAGTGCAGAAAATGGATGGCGGACGCACAGTTCGACGATGAACATGGAAATGTTCTTAACGGAGACGATCCGACAGTAGAAGCATGGTATCGGTATTGGATTGATAACGTAAAGGGCGATAATATACGGTATAACACAAGGAGAAACTATAACGAGAGATATGAAAAGAATATAAAACAGCATATAGGTGATATGCTTTTAAAGGATATAAAGCCTTTACATTGCCAAAATGTTCTTAATAATATGTCAGAAAAATATGCAAATTCTGTTATCGAACATAGTCGGCTTGTTATGTGGATGATGTTTGACAGCGCTTTAGAAAATGAACTGATTACTAAAAACCCAGTAACAAAGAGTGTTAAATGCACAAGCGGCAGAAAACCAAAGGAAAAGCGAGCTCTGACGATTGATGAACAGAGGTTGTTTTTAGAAACAGTTAAAGATAGTAGTAATTATAATCAATATGCTTTTGTCTTGCAGACCGGACTTAGAGTAGGAGAATTGATAGGATTGAGATGGTCAGATATCGATTTCAAGAACAAAATTTTGCATATTAGAAGAACAATGGAATATCGACATTGTTACAGGGAATGGCGTATCGGAGAACCGAAAACAAAAAATAGCGTTCGCGATATTCCTCTTACACATGAAGCGATAAATATTCTTAAAAATCAAAAAGAAAAGTTGAAAAAGATAAAAATAATACCGATAGAGTTCTCTGATACAGTTTTTTTGTGTAAAAAAGGAACGCCAACTAAAAATAGTGCATATGACACGAAACTTTTTTATTATTGTGATAAGGCGGGGATCCCTAGGTTTTCCATGCACGTTTTGAGACATACTTTCGCCACAAGATGTATCGAATCAGGAATGAGACCAAAGACATTACAAATGATTTTAGGTCATTCAAATATAGGAATTACGATGAATTTATACGTCCATGTGACTGATGATGAGAAAGCAAAAGAGATAGAAAATATTGAATTTGGGTTAAAAGTAATATAAAATTGGTACGCAAATTGGTACTTGAAAAATATATAGAAAGGCGAAAATCCACATAAATCAGGGGATTTCGAACAGGGAAAGATAAATATGAAATTAGGTATTGTAATATTTTAATCTTTTTCATGTTATTCTTTATAATTGATTATATGTGTTTAAGTTCTACATTTTATAGTGTTTTGCAGGTATTACATCCTTACACTACTCTACATAAATTGATATATATTTATTGGTTATTGGTACTCAAATGGTACGCAGATGGTACGCAAATAATATAGGGAAAAGTCTTATACAGTGATGAAAAGTTGAGTGGATCTTGATTATTCCGCTCACTTTTTTTATGCGAAAATTTAAGCATAAGGAGGTAGTTCTTATGCTTACCGATGAATTTTTAGAAAGAATTTTTGCAAATGAAGAAATGCAAAAGATCCCGATCGGATGTCAATCAACTGCGGTTCATGCGTTTCAAAAAGTTTTAGAAGATATGAAGGAGGAAAATCCTTATGCAGACTTATCCGCAATATTATCCTCAGATGAATAATTATGGTCAACAGTACAATCCGCAACAGCCTTATATGGATAGGTTGGCAGGTTTACAACAATATCAACAGACATTGCAACAACCACAAATGCAGATGCAGACTCAGCAAATGCCTATAGGGTTGAATGGAAAAGTTGTGGATTCTGTAGATCGGATTACAGCAAATGACGTTCCGATGGATGGAAGCGTTGCGATTTTTCCTAAAAAAGATATGTCGGAAATTTATTTAAAATCATGGACACCAAACGGAACAATCGCTACGGTCGTTTTTAAGCCAGTTTTAGAAGAACAACAAAGCAATTCTATATCCTCACCTACAGAAATGAAAATAGGAATGGATAACGAGGTTACAGAGGTATTTATGCAAAGGTTTGATGAACTAAAAGACAAGATAGAAGAATTAGAAAAATCTATGTCTAAACCTATAACTAAAACAGCGGTTTCTAGGACTAAAAAGGAGAGTGAAGCACAATGAATCCCTTAATGATGATTGGTCAAATGATGAAAAATGGAGGGAATCCGCAGCAGATTTTTCAACAGATGATGGGGAATAATCCGTCTATGAATAATCCGATTATGAAAAACGCGTTTGAAATGGCACAAAAAGGAGATTCAAAAGGGGTTGAAGAACTCGCAAGAAATTTATGCAGGGAAAAAGGGATAAACCCGGATGAAGCGATAACAAAAGTAAAACAGCAATTAGGAATGTAGCATATTAGAGGTTGCCGGCATAATACTTAAGTTCCTCTTTATGAATAAACAAAATAAGGAGGACATCTAATATGTTCAATACAGGTAATTGTTCCGTTCCATTGGTAGCTTCTATTGATGGTAATGGAAACAACGGAAATGGCTTTGGCGGCGATGGTTGGGGATGGATCTGGATTATTCTCATTTTCGCAATTTTTGGAGGATGGGGTAACGGCTTTGGCTTTGGCGGTAACGGTGGAGCAAATTCACCGGGATTACAAGGGCTTGCAACACGCACCGACATAAACGAGGGATTCGCTCTGAATAACTTGCAGAGTGGAATTACTGCAATTCAGCAGGGTATTTGTGACAGTACATACGCAACAAACAACGCGATCAACGGCGTAAATATGGGCATGATGCAGGGATTTAATGGCGTAGAGCGTGGTTTCTGTAATATGTCTGCACAGTTGGCTCAGTGTTGCTGTGATAACAGAGAAGCAATTTCACAAGTTCGTTACGACATTGCAACTCAGGCTTGCGACACAAGAAACGTGATTCAGAACAGCACGAAAGATATTATCGAGGGTCAGAACGCAGGAACAAGAGCAATCCTTGACTTCTTAACACAGGACAAGATTGCATCTCTTCAGGCTGAAAATCAGAGCCTTAAGTTCCAGGCTTCTCAGACAGCTCAGAATGCTTACATCACTGCTAGTCAGGATGCACAGACAGCGGAATTGATCCGAAGACTTGGAGTTGATTGTCCGCAACCGGCTTACGTGGTTCAACCGCCACAGCCAGTCACATTTCCTAACTACAACTCTTGCGGTTGTGGATGCGCGTAATTAAATAAACTCGCCGATTTAGGCTGATAACATTTCTATGGGATAGGTCTAAAGGCTTATCCCGTATTGATTTAAGGAGGAAAATATTATGGCTTGTAAAAATACTTGCCGGCTTTGTAATCGTTTGATTATTTCAGAATCAGTCGTATACACAGCCGGAACAGGTCTTGTTATAAGAATTCCGGCAGGCTCTTATAACGATAATGAAAAATATTGTATCGTTGTTGGACAGGCAATTCCTGATACAACAGTGATTAACGCCCCGGTTTTTATCCAAATCGGGGAAGGAAGTGTTTTGTATCCGCTTACACAGCCTGGATGCGAACCAGTAAGTGCATGCGGTATCAAAACGCGTACACGATATGCAACTATTGTTCATACGTCCGCAGATTCCGGCACATTTAGATTGTGTAAAAGAGTTTGTTGCACAACAAATAATTTGAGAGCAATTAACGGAGAAGGTACGGCAGTAGCACCCGGTCCGACAGGAGGTGACGCATAATGCATAAATTACATGAAATGCTAGAAAAAATAGAAGAAACTATGGCTGAACAGCTTAACAAGGGAATTGATAATGTAGACACGAAAGAATTTGGAGATGTTGCAGATATTTACAAAGACCTTATGTGTGCAAAGAAAGATTACCTTGAGGCTTGCTATTACAAAACAGTGATTGAAGCAATGAATGAATATGACCCGGAAGATGAAAAATCCGAAGATTATGAAGATTTCGATATGCGCAGATATTACCGTGGGCAGCCTAGAAGCAAGACATCTGGCAGATTTATGAGACGTGGTGATGGACGTAGAAGTTATACGCCGTATTACCACATGACTCCGGAAATGTATCGTGAACATGAACCGGAATATTATCGTGATATGGATCGGTCTGAAGGAAGAATGTATTATTCCGGTAGCGGATCTGATCCAAGATCCGGAGGAATGGAAAGATCAAATTTCACTTCTTCCGGAAGAAGTCGTAGTTATTACAGCGGTGAAGCTGGACGTGATGTCAGAGAAGGACGCTCTGGTATGAGTAGGCGTTCATATATGGAGACTAAAGAAAATCATTCCGGTAATTCCGCCGAAGAAAAGCAGCATAAAATGAAAGAGCTGGAAAAATACATGAGCGAACTTGGAACCGACATTACAGAAATGATTTCCGATGCGTCAAACGAGGAAAAAACATTGCTTAAGAATAAGTTGCAGGTACTTGCTCAAAAGGTAGTCTAAAATTTAAGGGGTCGAATCAGACCCCTTTTTAAGTAGGTGATAACATGACATTTATAATCAATAATCGAATGTGGCATATTGAATTTGTAAATGCTGCAAGTGAAAAACTACATAGAAGTGATGGCTCTTTGACAGTAGGTGTTACAGACGGGAATGACGATTGCGTATATTTATCCGATTTGCTATCCGGCGCATTTCTTAAAAAAGTGTTATGCCATGAATTATGCCACTGTTTTATGATGTCCTATAATATTTCGATTCCGATTGAACAGGAAGAATTTCTTGCGGATTGGATCAGCATTTACGGAGAAGATTTAATTTATCTTCTGGATGATTTAATGAGTGCAATGTCAAGAGAGGTGCGATATGGATAAAATAGATGAATTGTTGCAATATGTTAGGAAAACGAATCCTGAAATGACAAGAGCAAGACTGATTTTCGAGTTATCACAAAGCCGATATTCGACAGCAGGGTTGTGGAATACATATAAAAATAGTGCATTTAATAAAGGTAAGAGGTAGCCTAGTCTACTTCTTTCTTTTTACGCTTTTTTGTGGTAGAATGTTGGTATCATACGAATGGGAGGATATGAGGATGAAAAAGAAAATTTTATCAATGTTACTCGTAGGGACAATGGCTTTATCAATGACGGCTTGTGGAAGTGGAAAAGAAAGCGGAGTATCAGAAGCGGAATACGACAAGGTTGTAAAAGAACGCGATCAGTACAAGGAAGAGTTAGAAGAAATTAAAAAGAAGGAAGAGGAGAGTAAAGAAACAAAAGAATTTAAAGTAGGCGAAACATGGGAAGTTGATGGGAAGTTTAAAGTTACTGTAAATTCTGTAATCGCAACAGATTATCGTAATCAATTTGATGAAAGTAATCCAGCCGCAGTGTATGTAATTAATTATACATATGAAAATATCGGATTAAAAGAAGATTTGTATGTTAATTTTGAATCGAAAGTTGTGGACAATGCCGGAAAAGTGGCAAGTTCTTATCCCGGTGATACTGAAAAATATCCAGAATCAGTTCCTACAGGAGCGTTTTGTGAAGCAGAAGTTACGATAGGCGTTGAAAATGCCGGAAGCTTTAAAGACTATGTTTCGATTTATGACGACGATTACAATGAGTATTCAGCTATATTTAATTTAGAAGTACAATAAAAAAGGAGAAATTTGTTATGAAAACTTGGAAATTGGTATCTGGTATTTTGTCAATTATTTTATTCGTAGTGGTATCTTTTCAATCTTGCGCGGTTGGAATCGGAAACACGCTTGGGGAAACAGGGGAAGTTGGTGGAAGTGGAGGAATTGTTCTTTCAATCTTAATGCTTGCTGGAGGAATTGTTTCAATCGCTACTAGAAACGCAAAAGGAAAAGGCGGAAATATTGCTTTAGTTATTCTTTTCGGATTGGCTACATTTTTTGGATTCGTAATGGCAGGAAGTTATTCAGATTTAAAAATTTGGGCAAGTTGGTGTTTGATTAATGCTATTTTAGCAGTTGTTGCGATCGTAAAAAGTAAGAAAACAGAATAATTTTTAATGTGTTGATAGCGGTGGAGAAATCTACCGCTATTTTCTTTTAAAAAACTGTTGACTTTTGTAATACATAAATATATAATTAATTATGTATTACAAAAGAAAGGAGTGATAAGGTGTCACCTAGAACGGGTAGACCAACCGATAACCCTAAAGGAAAGCCTATAACAATTCGACTTGATAATGAAGCGAAAACAATTCTTGATTCATATTGTTTACAAGAGAATGTGGATAAAGGCGAAGCGGTTAGACGTGGTATAAAAAAATTAAAAGAAGATTTAAAAGAAGAGCAGTCAATCTAGTTTGGCGACCCGATGACTACTCCGTTGCACACACCAAAGGAGTGTACAAAATTATTGTATCTCTTTTTGGTGTAGTTGTCAAACATCGAAAGGAGATTTTTTATGGACAAATTTTTAGAAATCACATTTGAAAACCAGATACTTGCAACAAAAGACGGAGATAAATTCGTAGAATATTTCGCTCCGTTTATGGAAAAGCTGAAAGGAATTGTCAGCGCAGAACTGTATGAGGAGTTTGACGAACTGTTAAACGGTTGCGCCAATCAGAATAACATATTCTATGGCGTGCAGGGAATGAAGCTTGCTATGGGTGTTCTTGACGGAACATATCAGTTGACGGTTTAGGAGGTGTAGATCATGAGTGATGTTATGACAGTTCGAAAGAGCTGGAATAGGAAAGATATTACAGGACAAACATTTGGCTATTTAACTGCAATTGGATACGATCATTTTGATGGTAAGAGTAGTTATTGGAAATTTAGATGTAAATGTGGAAACACTGTTATACGTTCTTTAAAAAAATTAAGAGAAGCGAAAACTCCTAGTTGCGGCTGTTACGCAGAAGAAATAAAAGCAGAAGCGAAAAGGAGACGTGATGAAAAAGAATCTAAAAGTAAATACTATCACGAAAATGCAAAATGCAATCGAAATCTTGAGGGAAACAAAATAGGAAAACTAAAAGTGATTAAGTTGCTTTCAGAAAAATCTGGAATAGACGCTGAATATTTGTGCAGATGCGATTGTGGAAACGCTGTAATAAAAAAGCAGAAATACTTGATAAACACTTCTAATAATCACAGTTGTGGTTGTGGAAGAAAGAATGCTGCTTGCAGGGATAAATCAAGGAATAGATTGCTTGGTATATATAGAAATATGATTTATAGATGTTATAACAAGAACAGTTCATCTTACAAATATTATGGAGAAAAAGGAATTACGGTTAATAAGATTTGGCTCGGAGACAATGGCTTTGAAAAATTTTATCAATGGGCAATACATAATGGATATAACGATGAATTGACGATTGATAGAATAAATCCAAACGGTAATTATACACCAGAGAATTGCAGGTGGGCTGACGCAGAAACCCAAGCTAATAACAAAACAAACAACATTCACGTTCAATACGAAGATGAAGTAATGACTTTATCAGAGTTTTGCAGAAAATTAGGATTAGATTACAAAATGTCAAGATTGATTATACAAAATGATTGCGTTTTTTCTGGAGAATATATCGAAAAAATATTGCAGAAAAAAACAAATCCCCCCCTATAGTTAAAATTGAAGTGAAAAATGAACTAAAAAATATCGAAAATTTTATTGCAAAAATTTTTAAAGCCCCCCCTATATACTTTTATGGGTCGAAATTTCAGATAAAATCCGTTGAAAATTTCACACCGATTTTGAACCGATTTTAAAGCTAGAGGTAGTGCGAAACCATCGGGAAATTTGCGGACTTGTAGCGCATTTCTGCCGTCATTTTTCGCACTGGTGGCGCATATTGTACCGCATACACTTATAATTTGACTGTATAAGGATTTTTTGCGTAAAAGCATAGACTTATAGCGTAAACGCTTAAAACGTGCTTGTATCGTCAAATATAGCCTTTTGCGTGGCATTTGTCAAGGTGCAAAGAGAAAAGGCGGACAGAATCCGCCTATTGTTCTAAAGTTTCAAAGCATCTTTTGATTTCCGCTAAATCATGACAGCAAACACCGCCCGGATATCTATAAATAGCCATATATTCACGCCCTGATAGCGGCTGAATGTCGTACAATACAGCGATGTAACCGCCGTTTCCTTTAATCTTGTAAGGGTATCCGTCTTTTCTCATCTTCTCAACTGCTTTATTCATTTTCTTACTTTCTCCCCTTTTCCCGTGGGGGCTAGGTTATGGTTATGCTGCCGCCGTTCAGCTACAACCAGACATCTGATACGCTCACACCTGAAAGCGGATATTTCTAAGTCTTTCATATTTTCCCTTTCTGATCTGCCATCTTCAGAGCCGGGCGATCATCCCGCGGCTGACGCTCCTAAGAGCGTTTCGGCTGTTTATAAATTACAAAAAAACTTCATCTTCTCTATAGTATTCCTCCATGTCAACAGCTGCACTGAATCGGTCTGAAACGCTGAAAGAATAGCCAAAATCTTTATTATAATTTTTGCTTGCCTCTGTCGCTATGTAGTAGTATGCGTCAACGGCTTTTTCCTTGTCATATGCGCCTTTGATGGCTTTCTTTCTTAAGTTTTCGATTATCGGCGTTATCATTCTTCTGTATAAATCGTCGTCGCTCGTTGCGTATAAAAATAAATCTATGCTTTTAGAGGTTTCTTTGTAAATCATGGATTTTGTTCTTTTCATTGTTTTTTACCTTTCACCCTGTTATAATGGGTTTACCTTTCTTTTTTTTGATTGGTGCCGGTTGTGTGTCTTCCTAGGATTTCAACCGGCTTTTGTTTTATTTGTTGATATCAACATAACACTAAAAATAGTGTTTGTCAACACTAAAAAAGATGTTTTTATAGCAAATTATTTATTGCGTTTCTGATGTGAGTATTGTATAATTACATAAAACAAAAAAGGGAGTGATTTGAATGTTTTCTTATAAGATAGATGTATTAAAGGCGTTGTCTGAACGCGGGTATACATCAACAAGAATGAGGAAAGAAAAGATAATGAGTGAAGCAACAATGCAGAACCTTAGAAAAGGTAAAGGAATTACAACTGACACAATAAACACTATTTGCATTATATTAAGATGTCAGCCATCGGATATATTGGAAATAGAGCCGACTGATGAGGAAAAAATAAGATTTTTTTAACACTAAAAATAGTGTTGACAAACACTAAAAACAATGTTATTATAATATTGTCGAAAGGCAATAACCCAAACGGGAGAAAGGAGAACCATGAACGAGATGACCAAAGAAGAAATGCAGAGATTTTTAAATCGTGAAGCTGAAAAGGGCAGCACAGAGTACGAAGCACTTAAGGCACTAGCGGACATTCTTGGGATTGAATTTCCGGAATTGAAGCAAAAAGAAAAAGCAGAATAACCGGACAGCATAAGCAAAAAAGGGGCGGAGAGATTCGCCCCCAATATTTTTAGAAAGGAAGCGAGGACTTGAAGAACAAAACAAAGAACAGTACAAGGGCGGCTGTGAGTCGATACGATGAAAAATTTGAAAGAATGACAGTAAGGATGCCAAAAGGTACGATAGAATGCATAAAATCAGTCACAAATGAAAGCTATAACGCATATGTTAATAGATTGATATTAGAAGACCTTGAAAAAGTGCAAAATACAAACATAAGAAAAGAAACATGTGGAGAGGGTGAAGAGAATGAATAAAACTAGAACATCAACAAGAAACGCAATTAAAAAATATGATGAAAAATTTGACGTTTTAAAGATTAGGCTTCCGAAAAGCACAAGAGCCATGATTGCAGATACAGATTTGAGCGTTAACGCGTTCGCAAATGACGCAATCGAGCGACAGTTAAAAGCGTTAGAAATGTTTGACTTTGAAGATGATTTCCAGAACACAGCACCGCCGAAAGAAATTGACGGAAAGCCGGTTTATAATTTTGTGGACGAAAGAAAATACATAAAGCCGGGCAGATGGTGGCATGGTGTAGTTTTCTTCTGGGATGATCTGGAACTGAACGATTTATTTATCCGGTTTATGGATGAAGAAGAGCCAGAAAACGATAATTATAAAGACGGCTGCCGTATTATCTTCGATATTGTCGATACTGCCAGATATGAGATTGTAGACGCAAAATACACCGATGAAGAGTTTGCAAAAATGACCTATAAGCAGATACGGAAAATCCCCGAAAGAGATTTCGGAGGAAAGCAGGACAACACCGATAAATTAAAGCGGAAGTTTCGGAAATATCTGTATAAAGGTGAGAAACAAACGTTATATGATTTCCTCGGAGTTGGTCAAGAATGAGCGTAAAATTCACCTGTAACAGCTCTATTATGACTGATGAAAAACTGAGCAGATCGGCAAAATGGTTTTACGTTGTTATATCTTACCTGTACAGCAAATACGGGTTTAAAACAGGCTATTTTTACCGCACAAATGAACAAATGCTAGAAGATGCCGGAATCAGTCCAATGACGCTAAAATCAGCGAAGAAAGAGCTTGTGGAAAACGGATATATAAAAGTCTGGCATCATAACACGAATGAAAATAATAAAAATATTCGAGTGTGTTTTTATTCAATTTTGAAGTAGGAAGGGGTGCGGAAGCATCCCTTTTATAATGCCTAAAAACTACATAAAAATTTATAAGACCCTTATAACATATTTGAAATGTGGTCTTATATGCTCAAATATGCGGAAAAGCCTTGTTTTACAAGAGTTTGAATGACTTCTGTAAATTCCTAAAAATCATAGTTTTTATGCTATTTTTCAGCGAAAACCATGATTTTATATAAACATCTTATATATTTTCGCTTTTTGGATGGTATAAAAATTATACCGCAGTTAGGTATAAAAATTATACCACCTAAAAGTATTTGATAAAGTAATACAAGAAGAAAAAGAAATATTAAAGAAAAAGTGGAATCACTGACTGAATCATTTTCGAGGTATTTTGGGGATGATCTGACATCCGATCAACCAGACATTCGGGAATTGATATTTTTTAATCTTGTAGGTTTGTCAAACATATGTTACACCCCGATCAATAAATTCCCTCAGAACAGTTTGTGGTGATTTCCACCCCAGAGGTCTCATGGGAAACTGGTTAT